TTACTCGGAACTTAGGGCCGTTTGCACCGATACAGTGGGGCTGTCGCACATTATCCAGCGCTGAAAGGTGTCGCCGTAACTGATACGGGCAATACAGTCAGCCATAACTTCCACAGCGTAACCGGCCAGCGCCAAATCGGCGTTGGTGATCTCCGATAGTACCTGGCCATTGCGAGAAACTGAGAAAAATAGGATTTTTTTGAAATTTCCACGCCTGTCGTAGTCCTGGTAATGCCCGGCAATGTGCAAATCAACACCGTTAAAGGGGTGCTGACCTTGTGATTTATCGGCAGGTTTTGCAGGTTGTTGTGGCAAGCTGTGACTTGTCAAAGTTTGATTCGATGCGGGTTGCTGTGATTCACCTGGTGAAGTTTGCTGTGGATTTTTGAGCGATTCGAGCTTAGCAATGGCTTCGGCTTGATGGTCTGGCCGGTCTTTACTCAGGTTTGCTATCACGATTAAAAGCGATAAGGCAAAACAGATTATCGCGCCCTTAGTGGTCCAGCGTTGGTACCATTTTTGAACGTCTGCAGTTGCAGCTTCTTTGACGCTGCCGCTAGATTTGGTGTGGCTCTTGTAAGCAGCAAAATACTTTTCTTCATAGGTTCTTTCGTGCGTGGTGATGATGTTACGCGATACACCATCAGCGACTTTGACAATGTATTTTTCATCACGACCAAGAAAACTGAGCTTGGTGCAGTAGTAGCAGTTCTGAACCATGTCTTTAACGTCACGGTCTACTTTGCGGAAATTCTGCGTCAGTAGCATGATGTCATGGCCATAATGGCGGTGCATCGACAAATACTCTTTTAATGCCTTATCGGTCGAACCTTGCGGCATAGCTAAATGCGCTTCATCAACAAAGAAATAAACGCCTTGACCGGCTTCATTGCGCCAGGTGTCGTACTTTAAAAAATCTTCGGCTTTGGAAAAGTAGCGTTTTTCGCCGTAATTATGAAAACCACCCTCAACGAGAACCATTAAATCACGTACATGGTCGCCCAGGACGCTAGAGAACCAGTCAACGTTTAACGGTATGTTGGTGATGATTTTGCGACCTTGTTTTAATGCCGGAAAAATATGCGTTATTACCGCTTCATAGGTTTTACCGGCCCCGGGCCGGCCTGATAAGCCGTTTATCATGAGCCTAACCTCGTAAAGGGTACCAGTTGCAGCATAAAGCGGATGGTTATGGCTGACATTATCATGCCAAGCGCCTGACCCAGGCCAATTTGAGAGAGTACCCAAGAGGTTTCAGGGGGCAGGGCGGCAATGTAACTGGTGACGTCTAAGCCCTGAAATAAGTCACCCATGCCTTGTAGGATAAAGGTAACCAGTATCATGCCTTGCTCAAAGGCGAAGAAAAAAACGTCTTTAATCATTGTAAACAGCGTAAAGGCTAAGGTTTTGATGGTATCCAGTAGCCAGTTGCCAAAATTGATTAACCACTGCGGCATATTACACCCCCGAAACAATGCGATAGCAGAAAATACCGGCGCAGATAAGGATCATAAGCCGGATAAACGCCCAAACTGCGGACGGAATTTCAAACGATTTGCAGCCATAGTCACCCATAGCGCCAAGGTTAAAACAGATATTAAAATCAGGTTGGCCGCCGGTTGGCTGGACGGTACCAAGTTGGTTTAAAAAGTTGAAAAGAGGCGTTTGCTGTAAATCAGCGCTGCGCTCTTGCCAGATTCCGACAAGGCCATCGGGGTAAGCCGATTCATACCAGGAGCAAATATCTTCATAACAGGTTTCACCGTCACCAGTGCCGGGTGCGGGTTCGCCATCATCACCAAAAGCGCCCTCTAAGGTGCCATCGATGTGGCCAAGTTGTTTGCCGATGCCGTCCAGCTGCATACCGATGCCATCGAGCTTAGAGTTAGTAAGGCCGACTTTGTCGGACACTTCATCCATTGCAATAGTGGTGTTACTGATTGACGTTACAACGTTATCTAAACGGCTTTCTACGCCCTTGTTGATTTCTTTAAAGTCGCCTTTGACCATGTCGTTTATCGACTTATTAGGGTCAGTTAGGGTGTCATCTGGTGGCGTTAGTTGGTCGCGGTCTTTTGGTGGTATTACCGGCGTATCGTCATAACAAACAAAATCACCGTTAACCGTGCCGCAGCCAGAAGCGCATTGCTCTACGCCGTTAACCACCTGGCATTTTTCAGCTTTATCAGCCCAGCACCATTTAACGCCGTTTTTTAGGGTAAAACAGTCTTTTGGTGCGTTATTTTCCGGTTCCAACGGGCCGCCATCAGTTGCACCGCATTTGACGCCGGTAAAAGTGCCGGACGGCTGACCAATTTGAGTAGGGCGAGTTTGCCAGCGTACCATTTGGGTATTGGTTTCAGCATTAAAGCCAGCGTAAGACCACGCCCATTTTTGCGCGGATACCTGGCATACGCATTCCAGCGGAGTATCACGGCCTGCGGCAATTTCTGACTGCCTGACACACTGAGGCGGGTTAGCTTCTGTATATTGGCCCTCAGGGGCAAGTAAATCGTTGTTAGTTTTTAAGCTATCGCCTGCGAAGTTTGAGCAGTCACATTCAGGTTCGGGTTCGGCTGGTACAGCGGGATGCCAACAAATTCCGCCTTCGGGTTCAATTGGATAAAAATTTAAAAACTGAGGTTTATCGTCAGGGGGACAATAATAATCAGTTGTTTTATTACGCATATTTGCCATGATTGAACCCTCAAGTGGAGAGCGACAAGTCTTATTGGGAAAATAAGTAGAATATTGAATATAAATTTTTGCTTGAAATTCATTAATAATTTGAGTCTGTACGCCTGTGGATGAACAAATATCAGAAGGGTCAATATTATTAAGTGGGTTAGAAAAAAATGGTTGTACAAGCGCTAAACATTGAGAAATATCCTTGACTAGACCTAATGACTCAGTAGAGGAACCTGCAAAACAATCATATAAAATAGATGGAGGTGCAGGGGTTGTACACATATGAACGCCATCAATTTCCTGATATGTACCACCATCGGGGCAAGGATTATGGTCTTGAGCCTTTAAAGGCGAAAAAAAAGCCCCGGCAATGACCAGGGCGCAGAGTAGAAAATATTTCATGTTTTTATGTCCTAAACATAAACCAAGAAACGATAAAGCCACAGAGCGCCCCAATCACCGCGATAAGCGTATAGATTAGGGCGACAATTAAGCCGCCCATAATCTTTTAAGCCTTATTAACAGCGCGCTTGCCTAAAGAGATACCTTTAAAGGCCATAGCGATACCGATAATCAGGATACCAACCGCACCAACGAAAGTTGCAACAGCGGTCATGTCAACAGCAGCAAAAATATCAGCCATTTTAAATTTTCCTTACAATTTGGGTGCCGATTCGCACCTTAAACGCTAAATAAGAGAGAAAGACAACGATGCCAAACCCCCAGGTGAAAGCCGATGTAACATCGGCAACGCTAATTTCTACCGCTGACAAGTAAGCGTTGTATTGGCCTGCTGTGATAAGCCAGTAACCGTTACAATCAGCCGCCGTATCAGCGGTAAAAATAAAAGTGCCGTCCTGCTGTGGGTGGGCGCATTGGGCCGCCACAGAGGAACTTAGGAGAAACAGCAGAACGGCAAAAATCTTCATAGTAAAAAGTCTCTTTTGCGGTCAAACAGAGCGCGCTTAACGTAAATGGCAGCAATGCTTGCGTAGTAGCAGACACCGGCGAAAATCAGTACGAAAAGCGCAGTCATGGTTAGGCCGTCTTAAGGTTTGCTGGCAGCTCTACGCCTACGCACTTAAAGGCAATGCCGCTCTTAGTGGTTTCCATAGTGCAAATCAGCGTAATAGGCTTTAAAAACAGCCCTTGCGCTGCATTGCCGATTTTGGTGGCAAGCAATAAATCGGGTTTGCCATCGGGGCCTACAATGTTGATTTTGGCAACGTGAGAGCCAACAAAGTTATTACCGCCTGGATCACGCTTAACCTGTGGATCACTGTCCATGACAGTGACGCTGGACCACTGCTGGCCAGAGTCCATCTGGCCGAAACTGACGTTTAAAAAAGTTTTAGTAATCGTTACTGAGTCCATCATATTTCCTTAGGCGATTGTGCCGCCGTCTACGAGTTGAAACGGTGACCGGGCATTAGCCACCCGGTACCACGTGGGCAGTTCGAGACTCCGCATGGTGATCTCGCGCTGATTTTTAAAAGTGGGCAGGGCGGCCCGAGACGGGCAGAACGGCACACTAATATCTATACCAAGCTGCAAAAGGCGGCTTTTGTGCTTGTAATAAGCACTGGATAACTGCTTTTTACGGTCTGTATTGTGAAAAGGTTGGCCGTTTAACCATTGCTGGCAGTACGCCTGGGTGGCGTAAGCTGCGCTGTGGCTGTTAACGATGCCGTTGTTTAAAAGCTGGCTTGCTATAGATGTAAAATCCACGGTAGCAACTCCTAAGGTTTCAATGAGCTTATCCAGCGTTGTTACGGTGTGATGGTTGGCTAATTGTTCTGTTGATACATAGCCGTAGTAGCACAGGTCGTAACGCTTAAGCTTTTCGGATTTAAAGGAATGTTCTTCACGGACAACACCGGACTGACAGCAGTAGTCAATCAGGTTTTGGTAATAGGTTTCGGTTTCTTCGTCAGCGCCTTTAAGGTTGCGGTTTTTATGGTCTAACAGGTCCGCTGATTTAACGTAGACTTTGGAGTAGTCCCAGCTGGAACCGCCGACATTGCGACTTTGCCAATCAACAGTCAGGCCATTGGGGTAAAGGTGAGGGCGCTTGCCGTTTGGTAGTGACAAGGTGGCAACACCACGCAAGAACGCCAGTTCATTCTTATGGCCTACGGCATGGTTGCGGGTAATGTCTATCATGGTGATTTGGGCACCAGAGTAGATTTTACGGAAGTTACCCTTTGCATCAGCGCTGGCAATGTCAAACTTGCCAGTAATAAAAGGAGGCAAACCAAGGCTTAACAGGATGCGGTTATATACCGCAACGCATTCTTCAATGGATTGTAAGCCCATCAGGTTATCAGGGCGGCCAAAGCGGCTGGGGTTGCCCTCAATGCGTACTTTATGGCCATCACAGTAAACGCCTATCGATGTACTGTGGCTGGCTTTAATGCGGCTGGCGTAAGCCTTGGGTGATTCTGAGGTTTCGCCGGTGACACCGTCTACCACGTAATAAAACTTGTCACCGACAAGCGGCAAGCATTGTTCATGCGTTTGCTGGATATAGAGCTTGTCGATAAACCATGTCATAGCGAGAAGCCCTCGCTAACAAACACATAAGCAATGGTCGTTGGCTGTGCCGGTTTACCGCGCAAGGTCCAATGATTAAAAGAACCAATGCGCGGGAAGCTGATTTTGATAATCAGGCGGCTTAAGTAAGCCAGGTTGGCGTAAGCCTGATTTGATGACCGGTAGCAGTTATAAAACGGGGCTGCGTAAGGGATGGTGTGCATTTGGTTCATAGCGAGTTATCCACCGTTTCTGTGGATAACTGAATGCCACATACCCAGTCACCAACGGCTGGTGAGAACGTACCCGGGTCTTTGCAGCCAGAAGCATTGTCAAAACTGGTCTTGCCGCATGCGTTGCAAGCCTCGATAAAGTCACAACAAAAAATGCAATAAAATGAAAAATGATGAGGCGCATCAGTGCGGCGGTGATTGACTCTAGCGCACGTTGGACAAGTGATGGCTATCGTTTTCATAACTGATACCCCTCAGCCTGAGAGCGCTTTAAACGGCGCTCAGTGCGTATAATTTCACGTAATAAGCCGGTCTTAACGTACACTTTGAAATAGTTAAAGCGAGGTTTGCCCACAGCAGCTGTGGGCACTTCGATTTCAGGGTGCTCAGCTGCGACCGGAAAAGTAGCGGCTGGAACCTCTGTAACTAATTCCGGCCCTTGCAGCTGAGCTAAAACGGCTAAATGCGCGTCAGTGGTATCGCGTACGTTTTCTGAATCAACCATGACAAACAACGGACGGTTGCCAGATAAGCGGGTACGCGCTGGCCAGAAGGTTACGCCAAAGGCGTCGATAACATAGGCGGTTTCGCCGCGGTATGACACACCAAACGAATCTAATTGCGCTAATGCCTCGTTTAACGAGGTAGCGCGAAACAGAATGGACTTAATGTGGTCTAAGGTGATTTGGGTATTCATGGTTCCAGCCTCGAATAGTTTGGTACAAGTAGACCAAATAAGTATGATCCTTGTTTTTGATTTGGTCAACCTGTACCAAATATTTTTATGCAAAAAAGTGCTATGATTTAAAAAATTTCAGGGGGTTAACATGGTTGAGAATTACAGCTGGTGGCTGATAGAGCAGCTAAAAAACAAAATGGGCACTACGAGTGACAGGAAAGCCGGTTTAACTCTGGAAAAGATGAACGATGGCAATTTAGGGAAGATTAAGCGTGGTGAAAGACACCTAACCCCTGAACAAGCACTCTATATCGCTGAGCAGTGCAATTTAGACGTGGGTGAGGTACTGGTGCGTCTGGATATGGAGAAAACGAAATCTGAGGCCGTACGGAGCGCTTTGGGTAACGTTTTAAAGCGGATAGTCGGAGCAGTGGCATGCATCAGTCTGACAATGGCGCTGATGATGACTCCGGCCAGTGACGACAGGCTGTCTGTCGCTTAATTGCCGATTTAACATAATATACATTATGGGCTATGATAACTTAGGCGAAGAAAGCTTTAAAAATAGACATAACCAGTCTAACCAACCCTTTGGCCGCTTGACCTCGTCCCATAAGCTCAATCACCTTAGCAGACTAACCGCAATAACTATTAGTCTTTTCTCCGGCACCATTTTCGCTTAAGGTGAGTAACAAATTATGTAACCCTCTATGACAGGATGTTGAATGAAGCGGATACTTACTGCAGCGTTATTAATTTTTCCTCTTGCGGCACTGGCCAACGACCAATACAGCCAACGCCGATGTGATTCCCTCAATGCAGAGCGTGAAACCATTAGAAAGCGTTTTAACAGTGGTTATGGTGTTTCTGAACGCAATTATTTGAACAAACGCGATCGTGAGCTATTTATGCTCATATCAACCCATTGTAAGAAACCAGTCCAGGAACGTCGGTTAAGTTCAATACAAACACCGGTGCGCTCTGAGCAAACTACGAGCTATTCCGCTACAACGTCTTCTGTTACACGCTCACCCAGGGCAAACTTCAGTGCTAGAAACCACGTTTTCTCACCTGAAAAAAGTGCTGCCTGGGATGCTTTTTACAAGATCCCCGCTCGTTGCCGCAGCAGAGATACTGCACCAGAGGATTTTGTATTCTGCGCAGAGGATAAAGCCGACCAACGTCGCGAGTTTGAGCGCCAATGGTCTAAGCAAAACCCATAGATGGTTGTGTGCCATGTAGGTACCGCCTAGCGTTGCTTTTTAGCCCATTCGATATGCTGTTGGACTTTCTCGCTCGTTAGCAGCAATGCCAGGCTGTTGTATTCTTTAGCCAGGGTCATTTCGTCGTAAAACCGATGGATAGTCTTATGACACAGCCTACAAAGCATAATGCCGGCTTGAAGCTGAGCTTTGTCATAATGCTTTTTAAAAAACGCCCGGCGATGCATTTTTCTTGGAATAAGATGATGAAAGGTTAATTCGACTTGCCGTTGGCACAGCATGCAGTGTTGAGCCGCAGTGGTTGGCAT